CTTCTGGTAAGGGCTCGTACTCCTGACCTTCGTTTTCGATCTGATCGTCCCAGCCTATTTCTCTTCCAATTTCTTCACTCATAAATCGTCACCTCCTTAATTAAATACCAAGCTGTCAGTTTCTTTCATTTCTTTAATCATGCCAAACACCTGATCCCAGGCTCCCACCAATACTCCGGCAATAAAATCCGGCGGATAATCAGCAACCGCCATATCTGCGGGGAAGTATCCCCTGGCAGCCACAACATTCTGGATATCCCACTCGTCAACCTGATTATTAATCATCAAATCACGAAGAGCTTTGGGGATCCGCTCATCAACCTTCACTTCTGGTGGATTTATAGGCCCTGACTTTGTTTCCATCGGTGGATCTGTCTTCTCTTCCTTCGTAGGCTCCTGAGTGCTCTTACTTGCTGCACTCCCGGCTTCTTCCTGTCTCGGTTGTGAAGTAGACGGGGGTGTCTTTCTCTCTTCCTCTGCAGGTATTACCTGACCTATCGATTCCTCAATAATGTGGCGAATTGCTCCATATTCAAAAGGCATTTCATCAGGAAGCCCGTACCGGTTTTTAGCGTCCCAGCATGAATGATGGGTCGTATACATGACACGCTTTCCGCCCTGGGCTTTGTTCTTGCCCTTCTGGGCGCCCTGGCCATCTACATTGACAACCATAGTCTTATAGTTGCAAAACAGGACCATATCCGCCCATTCCTTTACCATAGGGGCCACACCTTTGCTAAGCTTCATTTCCCAACGATCATAAGCTCCCATCTCATCCGGCTGCTCAAACTTTCGCATTTTGGCATGGGCAGTAAGGACCACATTAATCCCTTTTTTTATTACATCTGTAAGGAGATTTAAAAGTTTTCCAAAATCCTCCTGTATGTAAATGTATCCCTTTCCATATCCAAACTCTTCAATACTGCTCTTGTGATTCTTATCACAAACACTGGTAGTACAAAGCATTTCCGCCCAATCTGCCGTATCAATAATCAAAGTCCTACAAAGGCTTGGAGTCTTAATTACTTCCGAAACTTCTTCCATGATCATGGTCCAGCTACTAGGCTCCGGAAGCCTTGCAACATCCATATCTTTTGTACTACCCTCTGTATCAATAAACACCGGATCCGGGAACTGTGCGGCAAACGTTGACTTGCCGATTCCTTCGGGGCCATACACAACAATCTTTTTCGCCCCCGGTAATTTCCCTCTAATAATCTGCATTAAAATACTCCTTTCTTCCATTCTGTTTTCTTATCTTCCATGAGCGGGTGCTCCTGGCCTGCCACGTATCCGTCCTCAATAATGATGGAACATTCTTCCCCGGTACTTACCCGGGTTGCAATGGCCTGCAGGCCTTCTGCTTCCAACCACTCCCCAAACTCCTTAAGTATTTCAAGGTCCATCTGCTCCAGCTTGTCCAGAAGAACGAAACCACACTCTGGATTTAGCTTCCTTACAATAGCAGTGGATACCTTTAGCCGATCAGATCCAGACATGTTGTCCCACTTCTGACCCTTATAGACAAGTTCTCCGTCTTTGATGGAAAGTTCCGGGAGGGGAAGCGCTGCTGAGTTAAGAAGTTTATTCTTTGCGTCACGTGTGCTATCAATCTGTTTGGTAAGCTGGTCGTACTGCCTGCGGTACTCTTTGGCGTCGTCCTCCGCTTTTTCCTTATCAAGGTTTGCCCGTACCTTCCGGTTGATTTCCTCTATGTCGGAAATGTTCTGCTCGAGCTCTGCAGTAGACTGGTCCTCTAAATCCTTGGCATCCATTCTGGCAATGGCAAGATCGGCCCGGACTAATTCCTGTTTCTTAAGTAACTCCTGGATCTGCTCCATAAGCTTCTGGTCTTCCTGTTCCAGCTGATGGAGACGTTCCCGTTTTCTCCGGTTCTCCCCGTTCTGCACCAGGATATCCTGCTGTTTCTTGATGAGCTCTGACGCAGATACAAGTTCCGCCGGTGCATCATTATAATATGGTTGTTCTTTGGCATACTTCTCTTTCTGGTCCGCAATTCGACCAATGGCAAGCCGCTCATTATAATGCTCCTGCTCTTCTCTCTCTAACGTAACCAGCTTGTCCCCCACTCCTATGATCTCAAGAAGGATCTGTGCCTTTTCCTTTGAGGTTGATTCCATGAACTTTGGAAGGTTAAGGGCGAACTGCTCTACAAAGTCATTAAGGAGCTGCTGGCCTCCCTTCTCTCCGTTTGGATCCGTTACCTTAAGTGCACTGTTCTTTCCCTTCCGCTCCACCACAAGACCATTACTCATGGTTATGCGGAGGTTTGGAGGGATCACGGACTGGTCACGCTGGGCCTGTGAAGGCCGGAACTTGTCCCCACCCAATACCCAAGCAATGGAATCCAGTACAGAGGTCTTCCCCTGATTATTCCTTCCTCCTATGATTGTCAGGCCGCTGGCTGATGGTTCGATCTTTACGGCCTTGATACGCTTTACATTTTCAATCTCTAACTGATTGATTTTCATAGACATTGTTGCAATCCTCCTACAAATCCTCTATAATAAGGGTGTAAATTAATTATCAGTTACTTTGATTCCCCGGCTGTTCCCGCAGCTGGGGTTTCGTTTTTCTCCTGATCCCGAAAATGAGCTGCTCTTAATGCCGGCAAAACTGCTTTTGCAATTTGCCTTGAAATAGCCTCAGCCTCTTCAGGTGTTGTATCTTTGCAGTAATCATCGTAGAATATAAAAGTTGTAGCTCCCTTTTTTATTTCCTTTACTATCGCCATAATGCACCTTCCTGTCTTAATGTACTGCACTGTTTTTTGCTTATTTGTGTTGCCTCTCACATCACTTCCAACGCCCCGCATGTTCCCAAGATCACGATCATGCTGGCTACAAAGATCACTGCCGGCAGAAACCGCTTGGTAAACTCCATCAAGCGTGATGGGCGGGTGTCGGTGTAATCATCTATGTTATCAAAGTACTTTTGCATGGGATTCCTCCTCTCGAAATAATAGGCTTGTCCATTGGCTCCGGCCTCAGCCGGATGCGTTCTTTCTTCTGTATCCAACCAGTTCCATCATTCTGTCCTGGATTAAAATACCAATTCTTTCACGTTCATCGACAGGTAGAGAATCTATTAAAACATCCCTGCCATCAATCTCTATAAAATTCTCGATAACTGGCTCTTTTTTCATACAGTCACCCCTTTCGGTAGATTGTATGCAGAACTGTTTGTACTTGTTTCTGCCCTTTTTTGATAATCTTTACTTGGGTACCACCTACTCCTTTCTGGACAACGTCCCCGGTACCGGCAGGACTTGCAGGAATATGTAACCGTAACCATCCCTCACCTCCTCTTTTTCAATGTAATGTTAAGCGTCTGGGCCATCTTCCAGTAGGCTGTCTACGGTTACGTCTAACAATTTTGCGACTTTTTTTAAACTTCTTGCCGTAGGACTTACCTTATTCCATTTACACAAGCTTCCAACTGACAATCCCGCTTCAATTTCAATAAAATTAATTGATAGACCCGACTTTTTTGCGGCCAAGCAAATATTGTCGTACACCATTATTTGATCTTCTTCCTGTCTCGTAAAATCACCTCCATTTTTATTCTGAAAAAATCGCTAAAATGTATTGACTTACTTCTGAAAATATTCTATAATTAGGCTGTCAATCAAAATTAATAAAAATTTCCAGACATTTTCACCGCTATAATTTTGCGATTTTTTCAGAACCTTATGCTTACATTATACGCGATTATTTCAGAATGTCAAGGGGTTTTTTGCGATTTTTTCAGAGATTCTTGGAGGAGCGCAAAATGGACTTAAAAGAACGTATTAAAGATTTGTGTAAAAAGAATAATATTTCAATGAACCAACTTGAACAAGAACTTGATTTTGGAAAGGGATATATAAGTAAACTTGGTAAAAGTACTCCTAATGCTACAAAAATACAGCAAATCGCCAACCGCTTAGGTGTTTCTGTGGATTATCTTATGAGCGGAAATACAGAAGATGATAACGAGAAAGAGTATTACTACCTTAATGACGAAACTCGTGAAATTGCTCAAGAGATTTTTAAAAATCCGGAACTTCGTTCACTGTTCCATGCGACAAGGGGATTATCTCCAGAGCGCCTTAAAGCCCACATAGATTTTATACAAACGTTAAAGCAACAGGAAGATAAACATAATGATGAAGGGTGTTGATATGAATGAATAATCCATTGCTTACAGAGTCGATTGGGGTGTACTTTTTAGATATGGACAGTGGAATCGAAGAACAAGTGATCTCAAATAGTGATGGGAGTTTTACGATTATAATAAATTCAAGGTTGAACCAAGAGCGGCAAATGCTCGCATACCAGCACGCTCTCATACATATTGCTAACGATGATTTTAATAAGAAAGACGCTGATTCTATAGAATTGGCCATGTAACAAGCTTGATATCAAAGGATTAAAATAGCCTATGGCTTTTTAATAAATAAAACTATAGAAAAAGGGGAAATGAGTATGGGAAAAGAAAAACCAACAACCAAAATTTGCAAACATTGCAAGACAGAAATTCCTTATGGGGCTAAAGTCTGCCCACAATGCCGTAAAAAACAAGGTGGGAAGGGTTGCCTTACAGCCATCATCGTTTTCGTTGCACTTGGCTTGCTAGGCTCCTGTTTTGCGGGAAAAGACGGAGAGACAGCCAATCCCAGGCCAAAAAGTGAATCACTTGTCGCTAAAACACAGACGGAAACAGAAACATCAACTATATCATCTATTTCTACCGAAACAAAATCGGATGATATAACCGCACCTAGCGATTCTTCCGAGATAGAAACAAATTCTACGACTGCAGCTATTTCTTCTGCTCCAGCCCAAGAAGAAACTACAAAATTGACTATGGGGCAAAAAAACGCCTTATCAAAAGCCGCAGACTATTTGAAATTTACAGCATTCTCTTATAGTGGATTAATTACACAATTAGAATATGAACAATTCTCAATAGAAGATGCAACGTATGCTGCAGATAATTGTGGAGCCGACGGGAGCGAACAAGCCGCAATAAAAGCACAGCAATACTTAGATTTTAGTTCCTTTTCGCGAGGTTCATTAATAGACCAGTTGAAATACGAAGGATTTACCCAAACGCAGGCAGAATATGGCGCTACATCTGTAGGTTATTAGCAAATAGAACAAACCACTCTGCGCTAATGATTTAATATAGCCTTTAAATTAATTATAAATAAAATGGAGGAAATGAGATGAATAAAGCAAAATTATTAATTGCAACTGCCACCATATCTATTGTAATGAGCATAACGGCCTTCGCAGGAGAATGGACGCAAGATTCTAAAGGTTGGTGGTACCAAAACGACAACGGTAGTTACACCACAAGTGACTGGCAAGTTATTGATGGAAAAACCTATCTCTTTGACGCCAGCGGATATATGCGAATAGGATGGATACAAACGGTCAGCGGAAGGTGGTACTATCTTAACCCCACCGGAGAAATGAGATACGAAGACTTAATAGAAAATGGCATAACCTATCACTTTGATTCAAGTGGTTTTTGTACAAATCCTAATGGAGATAATGGTTTCAATAGCGACTACCAGTCTATATTAGACCAAGAGAGGCTTGAAGCTGAGAAGCGACTTATAGATCAAACCCCTTCCACTGGGTATGGTTACGAAGAAAGCAAAGCATACGAGCATGATGTTAGCCCACAGCCTATTAAAAATAGATTCTCACTTGCCGATTGGTAATTTTAGTTTCATTTTCGCTCCCGCAGTCTTATAAGAAGTACCTGCTTATTGTTAGGAAAGTGTAAACACAATCGTTTTTAAGCTTAAAATCAAAAACCGCCCGGTGCTAGTAACACCGAACGGCTTCACATAGATTTTCTCTTACCAGACACCCTGGAAAGATATATTCTACTCATCAATAGAATTATATCATTTTCTGAACGTCCTGGCAAGGGGCGTATTTTTTATGCAAAAAAATCATATATTCACACAGGAGATGATATAATGAAACCCTTATCTACATCAAAAACTCTGGAGATCGGCGCCGCATATATTCGCGTAAGCACCGATGACCAGACGGAGCTATCCCCTGATGCTCAGGCCCGTGTCATCATGGATTCTGCCAAAGCAGACGGCTTTATAATCCCAAAAGAATTTATCTTTATTGAAAAAAAAGGGATCTCCGGGCGAAAGGCCGAAAACCGTCCCGAATTTCAACGAATGATTGCCATTGCAAAATCCCAGAAGCCGGCTCCCTTTAGCCGCCTCTATTTATGGAAATTCTCCCGGTTTGCCCGCAACCAGGAAGAAAGCACGTTTTATAAAGGTATTCTCCGCAAAAAATGCGGTATCGAAATTAAAAGTGTATCAGAGCCCATCATGGAAGGCATGTTTGGCAGGCTCATAGAAACCATCATTGAATGGTTTGATGAATACTATTCCATCAATCTTTCTGGGGAAGTTCTTCGTGGCATGACGGAAAAAGCCCTGCGTTCAGGCTATCAGGCAACACCCAGCCTGGGTTACTCGGCCATTGGAGAAGGTAAACCTTTCATAATTGACGAAAAGAATTACCCTGTCGTAGAGTATATCTTCCAGGCATACTATACCGGCAAGGATATGAACGCAATTGCAAGGGAAGCAAATCGATACGGCTTCCGAAGCCGCCGAGGTAATCTTCTTGATCGCCGGTCCATCTACCGTATTCTTACTAATCGTTTTTACATCGGGGAAGTAAATTGGAATGGTATTGCATTCCAAGGCACCCATGAAATCCGGCCATCAGTAAGTAACATTTTCTATGATGTACAAAAGCGATTAGAAACTGAATATAGGCCTCTAAACCGAAGAGAGGTCTCTTCCACTGCCCACTGGCTTTCCGGACTTTTAAAATGTAGCACCTGTGGTAGTAGCCTGGGTTTTAACCGCTCCAATGACCAGAAAAAGCGCCCCGATTTCTTCCAATGCTGGAAATATGCTAAAGGCATACACCCCGACTCCTGCAGCGTATCCGCCCGTATTGCAGAAAAAGCGGTACTTGATTCCTTGCAAAAAGTTATTTCGACCAAAGATGTAGAATATGAATACATTCGT